GCTCTGCCGTTACTCCACCTTCTTGCATTGCTGCTAGAAATACTGTTAAGTCTTTAACGTCTCCACCCAAACCTTGTACAACTGGTGCTACTCTAGGTATTGCTGCTGCAATATCCTGTAGGCTAACTACAGTTTGGTTTTCAACCATGTTTAAGAAGTTAATTGTGTCTGACAAATCTTGACCAGATAACTTGAATGCACTCTGTAGTGCAATTGTGGTTTCTAGTGCTGCATTTTGATCCATCTGACCAAGTGTTGCTAATCTAGTTGATTCTCTTACAGCGTCTGTTAAGTCTGCATTTTGTCTACCCGCTGCAGCAGCCTGAGCAGCAAGCGATAGGGTATCTTTTACTGCTATTCCATATTTAGTATATTCTGCTGCTAACCCTCTTACTGCATCTAGGTTTGCATTTAATTCTGCTGGAGTTGTAAATAAGTCTCCATAAACTTTTTTGAATGCTACTACTTGTTTTTCTAGGTCCATAAATACTCTGCCAGCAGTGGTTCCAAATATTGTAAGTGGCACAGTAAAACCTACCATCAACTGACGTCCAGCCCACTGAACGTTTTTACCAAAATTAATAAGTTGAGTTGTTCCTTGTTTGAACATTGATCCAAGAATTTGCATTCTTTGGCTTGCTACTGATATTTCAGAAGAGAAGGCAGTTAATGGTCTTATAGCAAGAACATCTTGCATACCCTTTGCTGCTTTTCCAGTTGCAATAAACTGGGTTTGCATTGTTCTTGCACGTTCTGATGCTAAGGCAAATACCTCAGCGGCCATTGCACCACGTTTATTAAATGCAGCACTAAAGAATTGACCTAATGTGGCCTGGCCCTTTTTTAATGTAGAGTCTAATGCTGCAGCAGAAGTTTGAATTTTAGTTAACTCTGCTTTAAAATATCCAGTTCTATTTATAACTTGTGCTAAATTGTCAGCCCATAATTTGGAAGCCTGACCCTGCACTGCTTGTGATTTATTAAGTGTTAAATTAAAAGCATTAATTTGTTGTTGAAGTGCTCTTAATTCAGAAGCGAATTGACCAGTGTTGAGTTCAACATCTATAACGGTTTTAATAACCTCGGCCACTAGTCAATCACCTCATAATCTAGGCCTTCGCCTATTCCAAATCCCGCTCTTTTAGCGGCAGCACCACTCAAGGAAACTATATCGTTTGGATCTGAAGTATTACCACCACTGAACGCCTTTGCCTTTATTCTTTCCCAAGCATCTTGGCCTTCTTGACTATCCTTATCTATATCAACACCTTGCATCGCTGCAAAGAATTTTTTATTTTCATAATCTTCTTTGCCTTTTGCTTTTAGTATTTCAACAAGTTCTGGCATTGATATTGACTCCTCCAACTCCTCGTAATTCTTCCAAAATCCTAGAAGAAATACTTTGGATTCCAACTCAACTAGATCTAGTTCTCCCCATTTAGAGCCGCCGCTAGTAGGTTTGGGTCGTTCAACTTAATACCTGCTGCAACTTCTATGATCTTATATACAGTTGGTAAATCTACAACATCTTCTAATTTTTCTTTTGTTGCCAAATCTGGATTGTACTGTTTCATTGCGATTACTGCACAATCTAATAGAAGATCCATAGATTTGATATTGTCTCCTGATATTTTGTCATCAGAAATTTTTTGAAACTCTTTCATGAAATCTCTCAAAACTTTAATTTTAAGTGGTTTCATTTCTACTTTTGTTCCGTCTTGTAATTCAATCTCTACAACTTCATAAACACTTGTAGCCATTAATAAGCCTCCTTAAGACTCAATTAAAATTATAGCACAAAACCCACCCTCCAGAATTGAAGAGTGGGCTTTAGTGTTTATGAATTTTTTAGAGCGTACGGTCTACGATTCTACCGTAAGATCCATTGGATGCTGAAAGTAAACGGAAAGTTACTTCGAACATTGAAGGTGTGTCACGTTTTGCTGAAACTGTAACATTTTCGATTGAAAGTGCACGGTTTGCAATGTAAACACGTTCTTTAGTGACTTGTGGGTCACCAGTACCTGGACCTACTGCAGCAAGAGCACGTTCTACAGGAACGTCACCAATGTCACCAGATTTTAGTTCTAGTGTGTTAGTTGATCCTGAAGTTGTCAAGTCAGAGTCCTTAGCAGCAATTGCTGTTACTAAGTTGTCAAGTGTTGCTTCAGCAAATGCTGTTACAAGACTTACTGACATGCCTTGTTTGTATAGACGAGCAACGTCAAGTAATTGGTCAACTTGAACTTCACCAAAGTCTGGTTGGAATTGTAATTCCAGACCATTCATTGTGTATCCAACGTTTGTCCAATATGCTGCGTCACCTGTGCCTGCACTTAGTGTTTCTTTGAAAGAAGTTCCATTTGCGAATGCTGGTAAACCATTTGCACTTGCAGATGAAAACTTATATGCGGAAGCACTTGAGTAGTAGTCTAGGGAATCATCAGCAATAAATAATGCTGCTGCACCTACGATAATTTGCTTAGAATTACCACGTGTATATGCCATATTGTCTTACCTCCTCTATGTTTATAAATAGTGGGGGCGTATCCTCAATACTAATTATAACTACCGTTTATATGGTAATCTGCCTTGATTATGATGTCTCCAGAGAACACATTTCTTTGATCGTCCATATTTGTCGCATCTGACATGTATGCTGTCTGATAGGCATTAACGCAATGAAAGGATAATCTTCTAGAAGGGTCATTGTTTGCCAATGGATACTTTTCTGCATACCAAAGATTAATTTCCTCTGCTGCTGCATCTTCTCTATCTATAATTTCTACAAATCTATTTCTTAATAATATAGTTCTTCCTATATCATTTGTACTAATCTTTACTCTTGCTTGTATTGATTTAATAGGATAGAAATATTTCATACCCCCCGACCTTGCTTTAATAAAGTCGTCATAAACTATAGAAACCATTTCTGGGTTAGTTCTTGGATCTAGATGTGTTAGACCTACTGCTCCAGCCTGATATAAACTTGATGGATATATTGGTGTGTATCTTTGTCCGTTGTCGTCCACTATATTATTGAAGTGTTCGAACTCTGGCATAAGTAAAAGTTTTTCGTATGCAAAGTTAATGATATTTAAAGTAGGATGTTCTACTGATGTTATAAAAGCAACACTTGCTGAATTAAGAGTCAAGTTGATCATCTCCAGGTAATCTGCTTATCCATTGTGCTGCTGCATTTTTACCAGCAGATCTAGCATTTCCACTCTTCACAGCAGACTTTAGATTTCTAGAATATTCTGCTGGCTTTGATAAGTGCTTATAAAACTTAATTGAATCTAAGTATACTTGACTAAAGTATGATTCATAGAACTCATTAAAGGCTCTTACAAATGATCCTCTTACTGCTTCTCCACCAGGATTGGCAATAGTAATAGGTCCTTTTCTAAAGAATTCTTCTCCGTCTATTTCAAAGAATAATGCATTGGCATCTTTTTCGTTTACCACTACTGTTTCTCCATTTTCCATAACTTCTGCCTTGTTATAGAATGGCTCGGTTCCATTAGTTGGTATGGTATTTGAGTCTAAAAATTCTGCACCAATAGTTGCACCAGAACTTGATATTGATAGGTTAAGTTCGTATAATCTTTGTACTGGGTTTCCAACCTCTCCCCATTCATATACATGATGAAGTATGGTTGGGTGCATTCTGGCAAGTGCATCTAGATAATCGTAAAATGCGTTTATTCCTGTAATAGCAAGTTTGTTTGTTATCTTTTGCTTGCTTTCTTTAGTTTCATTGATAAATCCATCAGAATATTGAACAAGGTTATTTATAGTTTTTGTTAATTTCTTTGCATCAAACTTTACTGTAATCATTAGTAGATGACCTCATTTTGTTTTGTTGATCTGGCGATATAGCCTCTCCAAAAGGATAGCATGTGGTCTCCATCGTATGAAGGAACAAATGTCTTTATTTCATATTGACTTGGTATATTTCCTTTTTCTTTAAATACTAGTTTTCCAGAAGGATCTTTAACATTTGTTATTAGTATTTCTGTAATTGGGAATATTGTTCCATTCTTCTTTTCTTGGATATCTTCTCCAACTCTAAATAATAAATCTTGATTGTAGTTAAAATTAGATGAATTACTCTTTATTTCAGATGTTAATGATCTATCTGCCATAGTTGATATTACTGAGCATTTAACTGTTCTATCATATACCCACGATTTTTGGACTACGCCTAGGGCATCTTGTTTATTTTCAGCATAATAAATTTCTGCTGTCATTGGATAAAATATACTTTTTAAACTAGAATTAGGAAGCATTACAACACTCCAGGTCTAATCGGCTTCTGATATCTCTCCAAGATTCTATCTACTGTCAGGTTACCTGTACTGTTCTTTGCATATCCCTTAGAAAATTGAATCTTAAAATCATCGTTGTCAAATGATTCAATGTACTTATTAACATATTTTAAATTGTCTTGTGCTATATCTTGAACCAGTAATTCAGAAGCATCTTGGATGTCTTGTGGAATTACAATATATCCAAAGTCTGCATCCACTAGGTATTCATATCCATCATAGAATTCTACATCTAGGTATCTATCTCTCCATACCTTCGCATAGTTTACTCTGTTTGTTTCTGGAATGTCTAATACAATAGCATTTAGTTGTCTATGTATTTTGAAGTCTGAATCATTAGATAGAGACTCTGAGTCATACATTAGTTCTCCGTTTTCATAAATCTTGTATAGTTTAAAAATCTTTTCGTCCATTATTAGTTGATCAGAGTTATCTCCGATAAATTCTTTTTGCTTTCTCATAAAAGAAAATCCGCCAGTATGTGCATCTATGATATATCTTGATAGTCTTTCATATTCTGTAGCCTGTGCTGTTGTAATTTTAAGTGCTGCTGCGAGAGATGTGATTGAAGAATATGGTCTTACGATATCTATGTTTGTAATGTTTACAACATTGCCAGCCTGATTTTTAACTGATGCTGCTAATGATCCTGTGTAAGTTATGTAGTGACTTGGTATTGCAAATGATGCTACTCCAGATCCATTTGCTGTTGCTGATGCAGAGTATGCATTTCCAGTTATTAAATCATCATATTCGATAGTATATGGTGCACTTGCAGTTAAACCTGAAAAAGATGCGGACAAACTAGTTGTGTTATTCAATCTTAAAAGTTCCATGTGCACCTCTAAATTATTATATCATTTATAAAAAATAAGAGGGGAACATTTCTGCTCCCCTCTCTAATTGCGTAAAGCAAATTATGCTGTACGTGCGATTGCATCAGATTCTTCGATTGCAACTCCGAAACGTAAGAATACTGTATATTCTACAGTGTCTTTCTTAGGTTGGAATTCACGATGAACTGTGATATCACGTTGGAATCCCCAGATACGGTTTTCTGGGAATGTCAATACAACACGGTTTGCTGGCATCAAAGGAACTTCCAAAAGTGGAAGACCAAGAACACGGTAAGCAATTGGAGCACCAAGTACTTGTGGTTCTTGACCACCAACAACTCTTTCAACGATTCTTTCGCTGTTTAAGTTGCCTGATGAGCCTAGTCCGTTGATGATTGCTGATACTGTTTCTGTATCTGCGTAGAACTTCATTGCAGCACGTGATGCACGATATTTACGTGGCATTGCTAATACCAATGCTTGTAAATCTTCTACATCTGTACCGAATGTTGCTGTGTTTGTTGAAGCATTTTCTTTTGCAACGAAGCCTTCCATGATGTTCAAGAAAGCATTGGAACCTGTTCCAGTTCCGTTGATTGCAAGATCTTCAAGATCGTTTGCGAATGCACGAGTCATTACACGAACTAAATGATCTTCTAATCCTGCACCTTCCAAGTTATCTTCTAGTGCTTCTGTTGATACTTCCCAGTCAAGGCGAATTTTCTTTGTTGAAAGTTCTACCTTTGTGAAAGTAACACCTGCGTTTGTGTAAGTTGCATCTGCTTGAGCAGCGGCACGGATTACACGTTCTCCAACATTTAGTTTTTCAAGTTCTGCTGCATTGGTACGCATTGTTACTCTGCGACCATCACGAGCCAAAACTTGTTGTTCGAAAATGTATTCGATAAATTGACGAGACTGTTCTGGTGAAAGGATACCACCATCATTTGTAGTGGAACCATAAACACCTAGATCACCTGCTGCTGGAGCGGATACTGCACCCACGCCACCAGACACGATTGATCCTGTTGAAGCAGCCTTTTCTAAAATTTCATCTGCCATAATTATTTCACCTCCCAGTGAACTTAGCGATATAGGTCAGCGGATTTGAGGAAACGCCCGCCCCACATGCTTTTTGTTGTTATTTTTTCTTCTTGAACGATCCCGCCGAGATCGCCAGACTTGCGGACTGCTGTGTCGTCTTCTAGTGAGTCAACACGCTTTCCAAACTCTTCTACATTGCCTTTTACTGCTGTTAGTTCCTCTTTAGCGGAAGCAATGTCTTTTTTCAATGATGCCACTGTTTCATTTAGTGACTTTACTGTTGCCACCAATTCTCCAAGTGCTGAAGCAACTGTATTTTGAACCTCATCAATAGATTCTTGTACTGTACCTACAGCCTTTGCCAAATCAGCAGGTGCTTCTTCGGCAGGAGTGGCGGCATCTTCTGCTGGAGCATCTTCCACTTTTTCTTCAGCAGGTGCTGCTTCTTCAGCAGGTGCTGCTTCTTCAGCAGGTGCTGCTTCTTCAGCAGGTGCTGCTT